AATATTTAGCTTCTGATGTTGGATACGGGTCAGTACCTTGGTCAAATCAACCAAAAAGTCATAGTTTTGCGGCTTTTCGTAGTTTTCGAACACATATTGCGTGATTTTGTTGCGGATTTCGCAATATTCAAGCAAAAAAGGCTTCGGAACGAGGTCAAAAAAACAATTCTCGTCCATGTTGACTTTAGCCAGCACAAACGAGCGATAATAAGCCTTCAGTTTGGTCTCAATGGCTAGCCAATCGTCTACTAAGGGACTTGGGCAAACGTCATTAAGGCTCCGATTTCCACAGAGAATATTAGCGTACTCAACGCTGCTCTCTTGAAGATACTCTGCATACTTCCATGTCCTTCCAAGTCCTTCTGGTAGACTTTCGTAATAGAGACTCCCATTTTTATACACTCCTACACATTCGCTCTTATCGTCGAGCGTTTGAAAATACAATTTAAACCCCGTTAATTAGAAAAATACTTTTCTTATACTCCGGCTGTTAGCTTTAACAACTTCGTCAGGCGTCAAGTCTTCTTTGCCAGAAGTGGCTTGACGATCACGTTCTATTATATAGCTTAAAGAGCCTTCGTAAAATTCTACTCCTGAGAACTTGATCTTAATATAACCCATAGCTTCGCGGGTGTCAAGTGTTTTTTGTTTATCTTTTGCTACCCTTATGATGGCATCTTCGGCCGGGGTTGAATAGTTAAGGCCTGTTTCCAAGTTCCTAACTCTAATATATAGTTCCAACCATTTGCAATCGCTATAACAAGAATTCAAATCTTCTAGTGTTATTTTTGATCTTGTGTTTACAACTCTTGTGGTTGCAGAGTGGGAGTGGGTTTCTACTAATGATGTCGGATTTTGTATGGCAAATTGATTATACATGCTAACCAGATATAACTTTAAATTCTCTATTTCGTCATCAGCCACTTGTGTGTAGAAATTGTTGACAACACCACTTGCATCCTCAACCTCAGAGTTATATACTTGAGCATACTCTATCATTTTAGCGTGACTCAAGTCAGCAACAAGGCGCCATGGAACATTTTTATCAACCACGAACCCAAATTGGTTAGCTAATCGAATATAGTGTTTAAAGTTTGGACTGTTAATAAACTCGATCTTCTTTTCGTCCTCACTATATGGTAAATTCTTTAACTCAATACAGAGACCACTCACCAGAGGGCTCACATATCGACTCATTATAAAGCCGCTTTTAGTGAAAGGTCCATTTTGTACGTTTACAATATAATGGTTCAATTCTCTAAGAAAATCATCCATGTTAAGAATGTTTTTGGCAAGATCCTTTGATTTTATATATTTTATAAAAATTCGTAAGTTATTCTGTTGGTATCGTCGATAAGCCCCAGTAATTGATTTATAGCCTTTTTCTGCGGTTATCTCTGATAACATTGGGTCGTCAGCAAGTAGACCTAAATTACCTTTGCGGATATCTAGTAAGAATTGTTTTTGAAAAGCCACAAAAGCATCAGCTACAAAATTTAAAACCCTAGTAGATGATTTCTTTGATTTTAAAGATTTCATATACGAAGTATATGGTTCAATTGGCTCTGATATTTGATTGGTGCTCAACTTGCCATAAAAGATTCTCTCCGCCCACCAGAAGTCTATTGTCCCGGGCGGTTGTATAGTATCAGGGCCAGCGAATGCAGGATTCTGCTCATAGGCAAAGGCGTATGCATTGTAAGACAGCCTATTTCTGAAGATGTCGCGAGCAGTTTGACTGTTTTTTCCCTTGATGTCTGCCATAATTTATACCCCTTTACTCTGTCTCATCGGGACACGGATTTGTGTCAGAATCATTGGTGTTAGTTACTAAACAACCGTCGCCGGCGGTTTCGAATCGAGCTTCCAAAGTAGTTTTAAAGACACCTGATTCTATATAGTTGCTCACCCTAGTTACAATATGATATCCGCCTAGGCCCATAATATTAGAAATGGATCCGCGTTGGTGTGGTAAACCGAAGTTTTCGCCCCACGCTAGCCCAAACGGGTTTAGATACAAACGCGAGCCCGGTAAAAACATAGTATTGCCCATCATATCTATTGTGGCCTCGTATACATCAGAAAGTTGTGCAATGGGATTAAAGGCCCCCATGTTTTCGAGTCTAGCTTGTCGAAGATATGGTTGATCTGTCTTATTGAAATTCACGTTGGTAACCAGTCCTCGGTCGCGACCTATAAACAAATGATAAATTCCTTTTTGTAAATCTTGCTCTTTGGGTGTCATATTATCCACTAATTCATTGCCGGCCGTGCCCGGATATCTTAATCCGCCGGGGCCTTGAGAAAATATGACTATATAATGTACATGCTCGTCTGCTCTCATATTTTTATCATAGCCGTTGAATATGGGTTCTTTTACAGTAATTGGGTTCATATCCAGCCGAGGAGTTGAATTAATATCGGAAGTTTCGGATGTGGCGCCTGCCTGTTCAAACGCACGGTACATTATTGGATCGATAGCTTCGCTTTTAGGGGCAGATATGAAATGTGTTCTTATTGAAGACTTATGTTGCTCAATGTCATCAAAACATTCTTTTCCAAGAACAGTTTGTACTAGATCACTGATCATGTCTTTCATAAAGGTTTGAAACTCGTATATAACTCTTCGTTTTTTAATAACTTTTCTATGAAACCAGTCTGTAAAAGCCTTGACCGAAACTGGTAAATCTGCCATATTAATACTTTTTATTTTATTGTCAATTGGATCCCTAATTTGTATTGGCCCTAAAACTAATCTTAAATTCTCTATTTCATTGTTATTAAATGCGTATTTCTTGCGTATTTCTGGAGATAAGCTATCGTATTTCTCATTATCGAATACTGTAAGCATCAGCATGTCTAATAAATCACCTAGATAAAAATAATTTACGATCCTCTCTTCTGGGTTATCTGGAGAATATACTACTTTGTCGCTGTCTGTTACGGAAGTCTCCGACAGCAGCCATTGGGGGGCCTCAAATTCCATTTCATTGGTGGCTATACGGCCATAACCAACTTGTTTAAATTGCTCAGTTTCTACTCTCCCTGTATCAGATAACTCAGCGTGTTCATCAGGACTAGTTAAGATTGAGTAAATTAGTCTTTGTGCCAATTCTCCGCCTTCCAAGAAGTCTGTGTTACTAGTAGGAAGTTCAACGGGATCGTCCGGCATGGACACCCGTGGCATGCCATACTCATCTAGGTCTCCTTCCGCATCCGTCTCTAATTGTGTTTCAAAGTCGGCGGCATCTTGTTGTTGGGCTGCGAAACCGGGTATAAACCTATCAGGATGCATTAGGTTTGTTATAATATTCCTGTAAGTTTCATTTCTTAATCCATCTTGTATTTTTACTAGATTTTTCTTTAATTTTTCTTTTTCTTTTTTGTTATCTTTACACTCTTCTGCGTTGAGTTTCTCTAATCCTTCCTCATAGGTCAAGAGGGCCTTAAACGAGGGAGATTCACTAACAATGTGTGGGTCGCAAAAAAGAACATTTGATTTTGGACTTTCTAATAGGCCTTCCATCCTAGAACGATAAGTAATAGTAAGTTCAAATGTGCCATCTTGTGCAATAGAAAATGCATGGTCAGTTAAACTTAGAAATAAGTTTGTTTTACTATGATTTACTGACTCAATAAAATCAGAAGACATCTCTTTGGTAGCCGAGTCCCATTGGGCCCAGCCTACGCTAGCCTTGATTTCATAATCGGACGAATCAAATTGATTCCCAAAGGAGCAAGGCGTATCTGATCCGGGTGATGCGGTATCTGTATTAAGTGGTGTTTCCTCTGAACTTCTGGCAGGGTTAACAATTAAATCTAGATAGGAATAGGTCATTGTGACCATTTCGTCTTGCTCGGGGTCATATACCTGAGTTTGTCTGATTCGAATCAATTCATCCATGCTCTGGAAGTACAACACAAGCTTTGCTGTTATATCCTTTTGAACTGTATCAAAATTACCGCTTATAAATTGCCAATCAAAGGATTTGATTCCTACAGCTGAGCGCCCTTGAAATCCTCCTATATTGTTTTTGAATGTCTTTGTAACATTGTTTGTTTTTGGGTCCCAATCTTTCTTAGCATCGGCTAGCGTGATTGTATTATTATAAAATTTAAAAGGTATTTCGTAAGAGGTCGTTGGGGTAGATTTGACTTTAAATAATTTTATCATTGGCACCAAATTAGCCAATTGTGCTGTTGTAGCATCTAAAATCTTATGAGCATTCTTGCGCATATGTAATTTGGGCATAATCTCGGCGGGCCGGCCATTCAGTAAGCTTGTTTTTCTATAAGTGTACCGTGGAAATTTCTGTAACTCAGTTGCTACAAGAATATCAACCTCGTTTTTGTCGACCTGTGTTTGTCTATGAAGTTCCGCTAATTCAGATATATGATAGGCCAAATAACACTGTTCTTTCATGCGTGTCTTATTATGCATTGTAAGATTGGCTGCTTCTTCTTTTGAAGTAACAATATTGTCATCAACATAATCTTCTACACTTTGACCTTGTGCTTCTGCCTCAGCGGCGAGATCTTGTTCCGCCGCATTAGACTCAACAGCACTTACGACAACTTTGCCGGCTTCTACCGCAATGGCGGTTATTATCATGTTGAACATAACCTACTCCTTGCCTAATCTAATTATTTTTTTGCTTTGATTTATCATATTATTAATAATCCTAGTAATACTTAACATACTCTAGGACAGTTTGCAAGGGCTTTGGTACAATTATTGTATCTCCAATCGTGAGCATATTTTCGACTGGCTTTTGATTGTACCAAGCTATGACCCACCAATATTTAGGATTTCCGTAATATTCAGAGGCCAATTTCCAATAGCGATCTCCCAATTTCCATGTGTGTCGTAACCTTGTAAAATTGCTTCGTTCGAATCCGGATGGATGTCTTAGTCTTGGAACTTTATAGTGTTTTACAAAGGACAAATCGCGAGAATCTATCAACTCTTCGTAAGTTTCAACATCGTTTTTTACAACTTGTCTACCTGTATATCTATATGGCATTGTTTAATTCCCTGAATTTCCAAAAAGTGTGTTAAAAAAGTTTGCGTCAACATCTTCTTCAGTTGGCTCTGCGCCTGCTGCACCAACAGTCTCGTCCGGAAGTCTTAATGTACTGTATGGGAAGCCGGGCCCTTGGCCGTCAGCCCATGTAACGCCAGTGATTCTTTCGGTTTCGGTGCCGGGTGCTTCGACATCTGTCCAACCCATGATATGTTCATGAAGAACATCAAAAGTAAAACTAATCTCTATCGTCTTAGGATAAAGTATCCCGTTACCCATGGACGAGCCCGGGTCAAAGAAACCATGTTCAAGATTTGGTGTAAAAGAGAAGCCATTTACTGTTCCTAACAGTCCTCCTCCTCCGGGTGCGCCGTTTCTTATCAAGTTTGCAAATCTAACTCTCATTAAAGGAGATTTAGCAAGAGCAGTGGCATCATTTCCGGCGCCGTCAGTATAATGCGGGTAAAGCTTTCTCATTAAAGAACTAACTTTGGCCAAATTGCATCGTGCATCGTCAAAATCGAAAGCAGGAACGACAAAACCAACACTTAGTTGCCTTGTGGTGTTTTGAAAAGTTGCTATATTATCCATTCTTCCGTATACAGCCTGTTTGTTCCAGTTAGATGTAAAATTATCTTGGAAATTGGTTATAAAAGCTTTAAAGGAAAGAGTTAGGCCGGAGGGAAGATGTGTAAATCTTAAGAAATATCCTTTCTGGGCATAGTTATTACTGTAGTCGGTTGCTTCAAACGGAGCATTCTGTGTTCCATTAGTGAATATTGCTTGGCCAATCTTTTTAAAAACGCCTTCGTCAGTGGTAACAGTCTGTTCGTTCTCTCCAACGTTATCTGGATTAGTTGTTTGTTTATTCGGTGACTTATTATCTGACATAGTTTAGCCCTCTGACTGTAAATAGGGATAACATTAATTTAAACCCCTGCTCCTACGGCGGCGTTGGCTATCTTCATGGTGACTTCTGATTCTGCCACTGCTTTACCGAACTCTCGACCGTTCATCTGAATCACACTTGTTACTTGAATTGGTGCTGTGACTACAGATTGACCTGAACTGGCGCCTGCTGCTGTGCCGGCAGCCGAAGCTGTATTTAGAGATTGTGTGCTGGCCATTGCTGCGGCTGAATCGAAAACTGTTGATATCTGTATTGCTTTTCCGTCCTCTAATTGATTCATTTCGTGTGCGATTTTAGCAATACCCATAGCAGCTTTTCCGAAAGTCACGGCTTTGACATTACCCATAGACTCAAACATGCTAGCCATGCCCTCACCACCTTTCATCCCAACGGATAGATGCTTAGCTAGCGTGGTCAATACTTTAAATAAGGCCAGACCGCCCATACCGACGGCAATTAATTTACTGAGTGATTTAGTGAAACTCTTCATCGAGCCGGTAATACCACCACCACCACCACCAGCACCGCCGGCACCACCACCACCGCCAGAGCCATCCATAGCTTCTGCGACACCTTCAGCGCTGGCCTTTGTGTTGTCAAAGAAAGATTTTATTAACCTTCCTCCTATCGCTATGCCAGCTATAGCTACCATAGCATCTTTTACTGGCTTAGGTATGTCTTGGATAAATTGTAATCCCATTTTAAGATATTTCACATACGGTTGGAAGTTCATGGCAAATGTCATTAGGGTTTGCTTTACTTCGTCCATAAGAGTGTTAAAGTTTCCAGTTGTCTCTTCCATGGCTGCTAATTCTTCTTCGGACTTTCCTACATTACCAGCCAAGCCATCAAACTCTCCGCTCATAACCTTAGCTAAGTCAGCTGTGCTAGCTAGGCCGGCAGCGTCAGCAATTGCTTTGCGCTCGTAATATGACATGTCTTGGAATGATTTTCCGGTAGAGTTTAAAGCTCCTGAGAGCATAGAAAGTCTTTTTGTTGGATCGGTTTCCATGACCATCTCTAAACTGTTTAGGAACGGACCACCAAGAAGAGCGTTTAATTTACCAACTGAATCAGTTGCTCCTTCAAATGTGTCGAACTTGGTCGCTATACCCAACAGCTCACTAACTTCCATATTGCTTTTCTTTGCTGCCACAGCCAAGTCTGCAAATACATCAACAGCGGTATCGCCAAACGCCATCAATTCATCAGAAACGGCAGCAAAATCTGACATCATTTTGCCTGCTGTGATTTCGTTTTCCTGCCCTGTTAAATATAACGACTGCTGTAGTTTAACTGCCTCTACCCCTGATATACCCATGGCTGCTGTCATAGAGGCTATATTGCCGACGGTTTGATCAGCAGAGATTCCAAATTTCTCCAGCATCACAATGCTTTCGTTCATGACTTTTTGATCTTTGTCAGCCATGTCGGTAAATGTACCCAATTCGTTGCGCAAACGTATTATATTCTCACCGAGTTCGGCAGCCCCAATACCAAACTTTTTCAAGCTTTCCTCTGAGGCGATGATTTGAGCATCGTATGTCCCAAGGTCTCCTGTCGCTCTAGCAATCGCCACAGAAGCATCATCTGTTGCCATGGTTACTTCCATTGACGCATCAAAAAACGCAGCTAGGAGCGAGCCGGCGAGGTTCATAGGGGTTAGCATCTCTTGTATGCCCTTCGTTATACCTGTAAGACCACCTTTTGTGGCAAGCATACCAACACTACTTTTCTCCCAGTCCTTGCCCATAAGGCCAATTGACCCACCAAGGTTTTTAATTGCTGAGGTGCCGGCTTCAACTTGGGCATTATATTCTTTTTGAGCTTGCGCCGCGGCAGCAGCAGCAGCTTTATTTTGCTCCAATGCTTGGTTGGCGACACGAACCGCTTCGGTGGCTTTGTCTATGCCATCCGTGTTGCCGACGGCCCTAGCATGTTCTAATGCGGCTTCTTTAGCTGAGAGGGTTGCGTTAAGCGACTCAAGTTGCTTTTGAGCAAATCTGTCAGTGCCTTCTGTTACAGATTCTAAAGAAGCAGCAAGAGCGGCCGCGGCGACTTTTTGCTCTTCCATCTCAAGAGCAAGAGCCTGCCTAGCAATTTTCTTTGCTGCTGCAATTTCTTCTGGTGTTTGTGCCATTTAAAATACCCCCTATTTAAACGGCCACTTTAAGCCTGTAGCCTTCTCGAAGCCTTTAACAGCTGTGGTCAGCTTGTTTTTACTTTTAAAGGTCTTTGGGTCAGTGAGCCCATAGTCTCTTGCAGACTTGACATATCGAGCCTCGCCTTTTAAAGCTTTCATAAAAGAGTTAGCTTCTTTTTTTGTGCCTTTGATTCTTAAATTTGCAGGAAAGATATCATGACCAAACATAGCACCGATTGCCAGTTTTATCATTGAGCCCATAGCAGAATAAAGGCCTTCATCAAGTCTATTCGATCTTAATTCATTAAAATCTATGACATATTCTTCTAGTTGCTCTTCGTTGAGATCTTGCATTATATATTCTCCCCTATCATATGGTAATTAGTTATAAAAAACAAATAAGGCTGAAAGTCTTTTGACTTCAGCCTTTATTCAGTTTCTAGGGGTCATAGATGGGCCGGTTGGTGGACCTGTGCCAACGTCGTACTGATTACCCTTAGAAGCCTTTTGTCTTGCTTCATTTTCTTTCTTTATCTGTGTTACTAATCTATCTAAGAACCATCTACGCAAAACAACTGGCAGGTTGTAGGCTTCGGAGAAACTCCAACCACCATGGTATTTTAGTAAAAAGAATTCTTCATAGACGTTAGCGATATACTCATCGGTCAGGCCAAAAAAACCCGGCGGTCAAAGGAACCGCCACCTCCTGCACATGACCACAGATTTTACAATTAAACTCTTGTGACATATCCACATTTGGTACAACTTTATCATAAGCGTTTCGTAGATATCTTGAATCTCCTGCTGGTAAGCCTTCCACGAAAGCTGACAAGGATTTAGGGTCGGAGTGTCCGTTAACTGAGACTGTAATCATTCTAAGTTGATCGGTCAAGTTAGATTCTGGAAGATTTCTCTTCTTTTTGTTTTCGCGCAACTGGGAAAGATAGTCTTCGTCCTTACTTGTCATTAAGCGAACCTCTACTTGCACCTTTGTCTGGGGCAATGTAATAATAAACCTATCATCAGTATGCTTCTTAATATCAAGATCTTTCCAATCTCTGCCGCTATCGATTTTTAAATTAGATAAATCGTATTCAAACTCAACAATAGAAGCACATCTCGGACAAGTAGTCTTAGCACTGTATTTCTCGCCGTAACCTGTAACACGGGCTGCGATGAGAAGTGCATTCTTGTCTCCAACATACAAAGTATTAATATCAATTGATTTATCAACGATAATATTCTGTATTAGTCTGTCCAGCGCGATGCCTTTCTTAAGAAGGGTAGTGGACGATAGAATATCTTCGTCCTTGGCTGTCATATAGCGTATTTCAACGCTATCTTTTCCGTGAAGGGGATGCCCTTCTGGGTAATGCTTTCCACCTGTTGGCAGGTCTACGAACTCTGTGGGAGTTGCGAAAGAGAAAGATTCACCAGAAGGCGCCATCGGTGGTGCAGGATCTACACTTTTACGAGCACCGAGTCGCTCTTCATTATTTCTACTCAAATTTCACCTCAAATTAATTTGTTTTTGATTAAGCTGGGTTTAGCTTAAAGAAGTCGTTGGTCGGGCCGGCAACACCAGATGCGGGGTTGGCTGTGACACAATCTGCCCAGTCGTAACGGAACTGTAAAGTAATTTCAGAAATCTCATCATCTCCATAAGACAGGCCAGAGTATCCAACACTAGTGATGAATGCTCCGTTAAGATTCCAGTTCTCTACGATAGAACCGTCTGCTTGGATAACTTGAATGTTAACACCACCAAGTGCTGCAATTGAGCTAGCCTTACTGGGGGTAGTTGTTTCTGTAAAGTTTGCAGGTGGCTTGTAGCCTGCACCCTGAATGATTGAAAGGGTATTAGCCAGAGCATCAGGTGACACAGGGTCAACCATAACGATTTCAACTGGTTGCCACTCAACTTTACCGGGATAGTAAAAAGTGTGGTTCAGGAAAGAGTGGTTAACATCTGCAACTGTGAAAGCTGGTTTCTGGGCACTCTTGCAGTACCATGTTGCTCCATCGGGCATGTTGCCTATGGTAGCGATAAATCTAAAATTTCTCTTTGGGTCTTGCCCGGTGTGGTCTGTCCAGAAAGCCATTAAATGTTACTCCTTATGCTCTTCTATAATAAATAGTGTACGGGGTGGAAAACCACCCCAGTTTTGATTAATCGTCGAAAGACGCTCCTGTTCTTGAGATAACAAAGTCAATTGCGATATACTCAATGGACCGTGCTGGTTTCAAGAAGATCTTGGCATACAGAATGTTTCTGTCAATCAAGTCAGCAGTTGTAGTAGTATCATCTAAGACAACCTTGTACTCTGTGATACCAAGTCTAGTTTGGACACTTGCGAGGAATGGATCAACTTTGTTTACAAAGCGTGTCCATGTTGCTTGCACGTTCTGGTCGAACAGAACTGTAGCGGCCATACGAGAGACTTCTTTCTTCAGGAAGATCATCAGGCGACGGACGTTAATTCTATCAAGAGCCGATGGCGTAACTTGTAGAGTCTTCTGTCCGAAGACAACGATTCCTTCAGCAGGGAACGTAGCGATTGGGTTAATGTTAGCTGTGTAAAGCTTATCACGATCCTTTCTTACAACTCTCTCGGTCACGTTAACAACTTGCAAGCCGCCTGCACCGGTGGTCAAGCCACCTCTTGTGAATCCAGCAGGAGCAAACCAAAGCTCTGACTTAGCTTCTGAAGAAGCGTATGTTCCGAGCGCTGCCACAGATGGTGGAGCCCAGACAAGCTTGGAGGTGTTAGGATCACGAAGTTGAACCCAAGGGTAGTAAGTTGCAGCATAGCTTGAATTGATGTCTCTGCTTCTTAGAGAAGAGATAGCTGTGCTTACTTTGCCTACGTTGCTTTGGAACGAGTTAGTGTTCTCAGTGAATGGTGTGTAAACATCTTCGATGTCAATAACAGCCATTGCATCTGCCCTAGCTTCACAAGTATCAACAAGATGCTTGGTAAGGTTTTTAGCAGTCAGGCCGGGAATTAACATTAAGTTAGTTTCGACAAACTCTGGATCAGCAACCGTGTCAATCGCTCTCTTAACAGTATTGTACGCGTAGTTTGTGTACTGTGTATCTGTAGAGCTAATAGCTGAGTTTCTGATAGGCTCTGCTTCATAGATATCGAAGCCGTCAAAGCCGCCATACAAGGGCGATGTGAAACGGTCGTAACCTTCATCAAGGATTACTTTGTATCCACCGTTAGAAGCGCTTAAAGCAGTCAGAGATTCGACGCGCCTTCTAGAGCCAGAAGCAAAGTGCGCGGTCTTCTCAACTGTGTCCGTACCACCTGTGAATGTAGATGGCACATCTGGACTTGTATTAGCCAGCCAGTTTGCTGAGTCACTGAGAACAATTTGCGTATTTCCTCTTGTGCCTGCACTGTCTTGAGTTAGTGTGACCAATCCAGCGCCGCCATCAGCAGCGGTGATTTTCAAGACCGAAGCGTTAACCCCAGCAACCAAGCCT